GTAAGGATAACCTGCGCTAGTACCTCGAGGCAAACCCTTAATATATGGGTTGCCAGGTATACCAGCGACTGCTTGTTCAAACGTAAGATCATAATGAACATATGGCTTAGATTTTGATATAATTTCTTTAGATAAGTCGTCGACACAAAAGTTGAGAACTTCTTTAGGGACGTGGGGAGCATGTTGTTGATACTTTGAAGTCGCGATAGATATTGGATCATAATCTTTAGAAGGCGTAATATTAGCTGGAGCAATATCACAAGAACCAAGTGATTCATATAAATGAGGTGTTCTGACAAGTTTAGATTTATAAGCTCTACCAACTGGAAGGGAGGTTTTGCCAGCAACTCTAAACGTGTCGTATATATGATCAACTTCGCTTGGTTTAAAATACTTGTGATCAAGCAACGGCGGAGAATTTTTGTCAACTGCGGAAAACATTGACAAACCTTCACAAAGCAATTCATAAGTAATAACATTGGAATAACCATACTTACCTTCATTAGTCATCTGACCGGCTATATGAAAACCAAGTATTGGAGCAGGAAAATAGGAAAGATTACATGCTGTAATTATGGAACCACAATCACCAGGCATAGAATCACACATGTAGGAGAAACTACGATTGACATTGTATCGATTATTGGAGGTGTCACCATAATACATGATCTCTTTGGATAGTTTGACATCAGTATTTTGTATGAGCAAATTACCTTCATCAAGAACAGTCAACAAAGATGCATCAATGTATTTAATTGGCAAATCAGACTCCTTAACAAAGTGCTTGACTATATTTGGAAAAGTTCTCAATTTACCAGGTAATGAAAATAACATCAAATCATTATTAGGAACTTCATGGCGTTCAGTTTTCAACAACTCTTCGACAGTAGTGTTTTTGATAAGCACGTCCTTGGAAGAGAAAAACTGGATCATGTCTTGGTCTGACCATAGACCTGAAGCAGTCTTGAACGTCATCTCAGTGAAGTAATGACTAGGCATGATTGCAACACAACCCTGAATAATAGTAGCTCTGGCCCAAATTTCTTCAATGCCAGCTCTACGAACTATGAGCGTGTTTTTGTTCAAAACCTTCTTCTGAACATCATTAAAAGGACCTTCTTCTGGAGATTCCGTGGATTTATCATACGCATGGAATTTACCATTGTCATCTCTCCTAAAATTCATTACTTTAACGTTGGGAGTGGTCCTAATAGTTCTTTTGTACTCTCCATGACCACCAGACTCAACATCTTTATCATTGGAAGAAAACATCCAGGTAAACAACTTATATACACCAACAAGTGCAAGGATTGTTGCAGACCATTTAAGAATTGGATATTTGGTGAACAGGTGCGCAATGGTAACGGAAGTGACAGTGACGGCCGTTGCTATCCATGTATTACAACTTTCCAAATAATTAATGACTGAAATAAAGGAATCTTCAGCCCAATTGGTAAATGATTGCCACAACTTATTGCAAGTCTTCTTGGCAGTAAAGTAGGTTTCGTACAAGAATATACCAATTCTAGCGTATTGTTTCTGAACCATTTCAGTTAC